GCGCCACTGAGGCCGGCAACAACTGGATCGGCTTTGTGATCCATCACGCGCCGGGCCCAATGCTGGCGGTGCTGCCCACGGTCGAGATGGCCAAGCGCACATCGCGGGGCAGGATCGCTCCGCTGATCGAGGAAAGTCCGGCGCTCAAGGAACGGGTGCAGCCGGCGCGCTCGCGCGATGCGGGCAATTCGATGCTGTCCAAGGAATTTCCCGGCGGCATCTTGGTGCTAACCGGCGCGAACAGCGCGACCGGTCTGCGGTCGATGCCCGCGCGTTATGTGTTCCTCGACGAGGTGGACGCCTATCCCGCCTCGGCAGACGAGGAAGGCGATCCCGTCACGCTGGCCGAGGCGCGGACCACCACCTTCGCGCATCGACGCAAGGTGTTCATGGTCTCAACCCCGACGATCCGGGGATTGAGCAGGATCGAGCGGGAGTTTGAAGCCAGCGACCAGCGGCGGTATTTCGTGCCCTGCCCCCATTGTGGCCACAGGCAATGGCTGCAGTTCGAACGCCTGCGCTGGGACAAGGGACGCCCTGAGACGGCGGCCTATCATTGCGCGGGCTGCGAGCGGCCCATCGCTGAGCACCACAAGGCGGACATGCTGGCGCGGGGCGAATGGCGGGCGACGGCGACCAGCGCAGATCCAAACGCGATTGGTTTCCACCTCTCAGCGCTTTATTCCCCGATCGGCTGGAAGAGCTGGGAGCAGATCGCCCGCGAATGGCTGGCCGCGCAAGGTTCTGACGAGATGCTGCGCGCGGCACGCAACACGCTCCTCGGCGAGACCTGGGTTGAAAGCGGAGACGCGCCGGAATGGCAGCGGCTGGCAGATCGGCGTGAGGTTTTTGCCACGCAGATACCCATGGGAGGGTTGTTCCTGACCGCCGGGGCCGACGTGCAAAAGGACCGTATCGAGGTCGATGTCTGGGCATGGGGCCGAGGTCTGGAAAGCTGGCTGATCGACCACATCGTCATCCCAGGCGGGCCAGACGATCCAGCCTGCTGGGACAAACTGACTGCAATCTTGGGCCAAACATGGGAGCACGAAAACGGCGCCGTGATGCCGCTGGCCAAGCTGGCCATCGACACCGGCTACGAGACCTCCGCGGTCTACGCCTGGGCACGGGCGCAGGGCATTGCGCAGGTGGCGCCTGTGAAAGGGCTCGAAGGGTTCAACCGCGCGACGCCGGTGTCGGGCCCGACCTTTGTCGACGCGACCGTGAATGGGCGGAAGCTCAAGCGTGGCGCGCGGCTCTGGACGGTGGCTACTGCCACCTTCAAGGCGGAAACGTATCGCTATCTGCGGATTGAGCGGCCATCGGATGAGGCGCGCGCGCTGGGCGCGCCCAACCCGGCGGGCATGATCCACCTGCCCGACTGGACGGACAGCGAATGGCTCAAGCAGCTGGTGGCCGAACAGCTGGTCACCATCCGCGACCGACGCGGCTACGCCCGCCAGGAATGGCAAAAGATGCGCGAGAGGAACGAAGCGCTGGACACACGGGTCTATGCGCGGGCCGCAGCCTGGATCCTCGGCGCCGACCGCTTTGACGAACGGATGTGGCGTCAGTTGGAGAAGCAAGCGGGTGTCGAGACGGCGGCCATCGAGCAGACCGGCGAGCCCGAGAAACCGACAGCGCCTGAGGCTGGGCGGATTGCAACGCCCCGGCGGCGCGGCTGGAAGATCAGCACGCCAAAATACATGGAATGACCAATGACCCTCGACGAGCTGAGACTTCGCCACAGCGCACTTCTGGCCGCGCGCTACAGCGGCACGCGGTCTGTCAGCTATGACGGCAAGGCCGTCAATTACGGGAGCGATGCTGAACTCGCCGCAGCGATCGGTGACGTGGAACGTCGCATTGCCAAACTTGAGCGCGGCGCTAGGCGCGTGTTGCGCCCCTTTGCTGTGAAAGACCTGTGATGAACTGGCGGCAGCGCGTCGGCGCCTTCATTGGTGGCTTCGATGCGGGCCAGCACCATCGGCGCCTGCGCGGGTTCCAGGCCACGCGGGCTCATGTGAATGCGCTGATCGCGGCATCCGGGCCTGACATCACCGCCCGCGCGCGCTGGCTCGTGCGCAATAACGGCTATGCCGTGAATGCGGTGGAAAGCTGGGCAGCCAACACCGTGGGTGACGGGATCAAGCCGATCTCGAAACTGGCCGATGCCGCCCGGAAAGAAGAGTTGCAGCGGCTGTGGCTCGCCTGGACCGATGAGGCCGATGCCGAGGAACTGACAGATTTCTACGGGCTGCAGCGCCGGGCGGCGCGCGAGGTGTTTCTGGCGGGTGAGGTCTTTGTCCGGATCCGGCCGCGGCGGGTGGAGGACGGCCTCACGGTTCCCCTCCAGCTGCAGATGCTGCCCTCGGAAATGTTGCCGCTGCATGAGACCGGGGTGGCGCGGAATGGCAATGCCATCCGCCAGGGCATCGAGTTTGATCGGATCGGACGGCGCGTCGCCTATCACTTTTTCCGTCGTCATCCGGGCGACAGCACAGATCCCGGGCTCTCAGGCGAAATCGTGCGCGTTCCCGCCAGCGAGGTTATCCACGTGATCGACCCAGTCGAAGGTGGTCAGCTCCGCGGCGTCTCGAAACTGGCCCCAGCCATTGTGAAGCTGTTCCTGCTTGATCAGTACGACGATGCTGAGCTCGACCGCAAAAAGGTCGCCGCGATGTACGCGATGTTCGTGACCTCCCCTGCCCCGGAGAACCCACTCGCGCCCGTTGATGATGAAGAGATCCCAGCAGGCGTCGAGATCAGCCCGGGCCAGATCGTCCGGCTGGATCCGGGCGAGGACGTGACCGTGGGCCAGCCAGCCGACAGCGGCGCGACCTATGAGCCGTTTCAGTACCGGACGCTGCTGCAAATCTCAGCCGCGCTCGGGATCCCCTACCCCTATCTCGCCAATGACATGGTGAAGGGGAACTTCTCGAACTCGCGCCTGGCCCTGATCGAATTCCGCCGTCGCGTCTCGGCTTGGCAGCATTCGGTGATGGTCTACCAACTCTGTCGTCCGGTCTATGCGCGCTGGCTGGATTTGGCGGTGCTATCAGGCGCGCTGCCCCTACCCGGCTACGAGGCCGAGCGTTCGCGCATGCTGGCCGCGGATTGGCTGCCGACGAAATGGGACTGGGTCGATCCGCTGAAAGACGCCAATGCCGAAATCGCCCAGATCGAGGCGGGGCTGAAATCACGCACTCAGGCTATCGCCGAGCGCGGCTATGACGCGGAACAGGTCGATCGCGAGATTGCGGCCGAGCGGGAACGCGAGCGTACGCTGGGTCTTGATTTCCGCAGGCCGGGCTCGCCCGCACAAGGCGTCCAGGCCGTACTGGCCGAGGGAGAGCAACCAGAGACCGAAGATGAAGCCGATGACGCGGAAGATCGCCCGCGCGCCAACGAGGACCGACCCTGATGCTTCATGCCCGCATTGCCGCGCGCGCTTTCAACACGCCGCTGCTGGTTGAACCGTCCAAGGCCACGGCGTTTCTATCCGGCCTTGGGCCGCGCATCCTGGGACGGCAGGTCGAACTGGCTGATGGCGTCGACACACCAGACGGCAAAACTGTTCTTCCTGCACGCGCCAGCATCTTAGGCGGAAACCTCACTGAACGCCTGCAGCACCATGGCGACGCCCCCTACCCGATCGTCGATGGGATTGCAGTGATCGAGATTTCGGGCGTGCTGATCCATCGCGGATCCTGGATCGGACAATCCTCGGGCCAGACCAGTTACGAAGGGATTTCGGCACAGATCGAGGCGGCGACACGCGATCCGAACGTCCGGGGGCTTGCCTTGGAAATCGACAGCTTTGGCGGTGAAGTGGCGGGTGTCTTTGACCTGGCAGATCAGATCCGTGCCGTCCGGGCTACCAAACCTGTCTGGGCTTTCGTGGCCGAGCACGCCTTCTCGGCAGGCTATGCTCTGGCTTCCCAAGCCGATCGCATCCTTCTGCCGCGCACCGGCGCCGTGGGCAGCATCGGGGTTGTGGTCATGCATGCCGATCTGAGCGGCCAGCTGGATCAGGACGGCGTGCGGGTCACGCTGATCCATTCCGGCCAGCGCAAGGTCGATGGCAATCCCTACGAGCCGCTGCCCGAGGCGGTCCGCGATGACATCCAGCGCGAGATCGATGTGCTGCGGTTCCTCTTCGCCGAGACTGTCGCAGCAGGACGTGGTGACCGTTTGAGCCAAGACGCAGCTTTGGCGACCGAGGCTGCGACCTATCGCGGGACGGATGCCGTCACCGCAGGCTTCGCCGATGAAGTCACAGATCTGGCGCGCGGCTTTGCCGGCTTTCGCCAAATGCTGTCCAGCACCCCGCCATTCTCATCCATGCGCGCGCGGCGCGCAGCCCTTCCCCAAAACCAACAGGAGGCACTCATGGCCCAAGCGAACCAGCCCGACGACAGCGCGCAGGACGCCGACGCGGATGTGACGAACACTGCTGAAAGAGAAAACGATGCCGCCGATCCGCTGCCAGCCACGCCAGCCAAGGCCCCCGAAGCATCTCGGCCGCCTGTCTCGGCGGCTCCTTCTCCCAGCAATCTGGCAGAACTCTCGGCGCAGCTGCGCGAGTCGGCGGCGGAAATCGCTGAGATCGCGGCACAGGCAGGCCGCCTCGGGATCGCAATCGATGCTGCCAAGGCACTGCGCGAGGGCACAGCCCCCGAAGCGCTGCGCAAACTCGTTCTGCAGCGTGCCGCCGCTGCGGCGGACGCGCGCGACATCGTCGCAGCACCGCCCTCCCCTGTTCTGCCCAAATCCGCGGAAAGCCCAATTGTAGCAGCCGCGAAGAAGGCTGCCGTGGCGGGCAGCAAGGGCTGAACCGCTAGCCCGTGATAGCTGCACCGCCCACCTGATCCCCCGCCGATGCTCCCCGGCGGGGGATTTCTTTTTGCCCGCAATCCCAGGAGACCGCACATGCCCGTGTTGACCCAAGCGCCGACAATGGGTGATCTGCTCAAGTACGAGCTGAACCCCAATTACAACCGCGAAACCGTTACACTCCTCGCCGGCACGAAATACCCGCTAGGCGCCGTCCTCGGCAGGATCACCGCGAGCGGCAAGATGAAACTCAGCACCGCCGCCGGCACCGATGGCGCGCAGAACGCGGCAGCGGTCCTGCTCTACGCTACCGATGCCACAGCAGCAGATCAGAACGCTGTGGTGATCGTTCGCGGTCCCGCCATCGTCTCGAAGGCTGCTCTGGTCTTTGACGCCAGCGTCGATGACGCCACCAAAACGGCTGCGAAGCATACCCAGCTGATCGCGCTCGGCATCATTCCCCGCGACACCGCTTAATCCGGCGGAACGCTCGCGCGCGCCAAATCGCGCTTTCGCCGCTCACCCCTGCCCCTCTTTCCCCCGGAGTCTCCCCATGACGATCACCCGCAACCCGTTTGACGCGGGCGGCTATTCGCTCGCCGAGATGACGCAGGCCATCAACATCCTGCCCAATCTCTACACCCGCCTTGGCCAGATCGGCCTCTTCCGCTTTGAAGGCGTCACCCAGCGTTCGATCGTGATTGAACAACACAAAGGCGTCTTGAGCCTCCTCCCCTCGGTGCCGCTGGGTGCGCCTGCCACGGTCGGCAATCGCGCGGCGCGCTCGATGCGCAGCTTCGCTCTCCCTTGGATCCCGCATGACGACGTGATCCTGCCCGCTGACATTCAGGGCATGCCCGCGCTGGGCCTTTCGGACGCGGCCGACCCGCTGGTTGAGGTGATGAACCGCAAGCTGACGCTGATGCGCCGCAAGCATGCCCAAACCCGCGAATACATGGAGATGAACGCGCTGCGCGGCATCGTGAAGGATGGCGCGGGCACCACCCTCTACAACTATTTCACCGAGTTCGGCATCGAACAGATCTCCGTCGACTTCGTCTTCGGCACCGCCGGAACGAACGTTCAGGGCAAGGTTCGAACCGTCCTGCGCGGGATCGAAGACAGCCTTCTCGGCGAGACCATGACCACGGCGCACGCATTGGTCAGTTCCGAGTTCTTCGACAAGCTGATCAGCCACCCCAAGACCGAAGAGGCCTACAAATTCTTCTCAGCGACCGGTGGCCAGCCTTTGCGCGAGGACATGCGCCGGGCCTTCCCCTTCGCGGGCATCCTGTTCGAGGAATACAACGGCTCGGTCACCCTCTCGAATGGCACCTCGGAACGCCTGATCCCCGCGGGCGAAGGCATCGCCTTCCCGCTTGGCACCTTCGACACCTTCACCACCTATGGTGGGCCAGCCAACCTGCTGGAGACCGCCAACACCGTCGGCCTGCCGCTCTATGCGCGGCAGATGATGGACGCCAAGGGGCGCTGGATTGATCTGATGACCGAGGCCTCGATACTGCCGGTCAACAAGCGACCGCGCCTCGCGATCCGGATCTTCAGCTCGAACTGAGGACGCTGAGCCATGACGGCCTTTGCCGTGGCCCTCGATCTGCTCTTCGCTGATCCGAACCTCGCCCATGAGGCCTGGCATCGTGACAGCGAAGGGCAGTTCACCCGCATCCGCATCATCCCCCGGCGCAATGATGCCGTGACCGAGTTTGGATCGGCGCGTCTGGTCTCTGAGACCTTCCGCTTTGACGTGCGCGTGACAGATCTCCCCGCGCCGCGCCCTGACGAGCAGATCCTCTTCGGCGACGAAACCTTCCTGATCCGGGGCGAGCCGATCCGGGATCGGGATCGCCTGATCTGGACTGTCGAGGCGACACCAGCATGAAACTCGACCTCTCCGTCACCGGCGACATCGTCACCGCGATGCGCGCCGAAATCCGCGCCGGCGAACGCGCGGTGACGACGGCCATGCGTATTGCAGGCAATGGCCTCAAATCCGACTGGCGCACCCAGATTACACGCGCCAAGCTTGGACCGCGACTTGCCAACACGATCAGATCCAAGGCCTTTCCGGCGACAGGTGAGAGCCTCAACGCCGCTTCACTGATCTGGTCGAATGCGCCTGCGATCATCGGGGCACATGATACAGGTCCTTTGATCAGCTCGAAGACCGGGCTTTGGCTCGCCATTCCGACACCAGCTGCTGGCAAAGGCGCCCGTGGAAAGGCCCTGACGCCAGCAGAATGGGAACGGCGGCGTGGGCTTCGGCTGCGCTTTGTCTTTCGGCGAAATGGGCCGAGCCTTCTGGTGGCAGACGGGCGGCTGAATAGCCGTGGGCTTGGCGTGGCCTCTCGGTCGAAGACCGGTCGCGGACAGAGCACAGTGCCCATCTTCCTCCTAGTCCCGCAGGTGAAACTCTCGAAGCGGCTATCGCTTGCGCAGGACGCCGAACGCGCTCAGGTAGCGATACCGGGGCTGATCGTGGCAAACTGGCTGGAAACTCGGGGTTGAACGCGGTCGACATGCTTTCGGCAATGGCATATATTGCCAATGCAGCTGAATGGGGCAGAGATGGGAACTCGCAACGTTGTCCTGACCGACAGTCAATCTGCTTTGATTGACCAACTGGTGGCGTCTGGTCGGTACCAGAACGCCTCCGAGGCATTGCGCGCCGGTTTGCGTCTGCTCGAGCAGGAAGAGGCAGAGCTTGATGCCCTGCGCGATCGCCTCCGCTCAGGTCTCGCTGAAGCGCAGCGGGGTGATTTTGCGGAGGGCCGCGGTGAAGAAGCGATCCGCCGTGCATTTGCGGCTGCTCGTGCCCAAAACTGATGCCGAAGCCTTGGCGTCTGACGCGGCAGGCCAGCGCGGCTTTTGAGGAAATTGCCCGTTGGACCGCGGAAACCTTCGGACCTCGTCAGGCATCAGCCTACGAAGAGGACTTGATTGCTCGATGCGCGGAGATCGCAGCCGGAACAGCAGTTTCCCAAGATTGCCGTCGTCTGATCGATCCTGATCTGTCGGAGGACCTGCGCTTTACACGCGCTGGTCAGCATTTTGTGATCTTCGTCGAATACCCCGAGCAGATCATCATTATCGACGTGCTGCACAGCCGTAGCGATCTGCCACGTCGTCTCGCAGGGCTTGGATCTTCCAAGTCAACGCACGAGCAATAAGTCCGGGTACGCCCCGGCAGGCCGGGACACCCATGACCACGACCAGAGAAACCATCCTCACCGCCTTGGCGGACGCCTTGCGGACGATCCCGCATGTGCCGGTGTTGCGCGGCGAGGTTCTGCCGGAGCGCATACCACCAGCGGGGCTGATGATCCTGCGTGATGGCAATCCCGGCGAGCCGGGCGTGACGCTGTCACCGCTCTGCTATCATTACCAACACCGGGCGGAACTCGAAGTGATTGTCCAGTCTGCAGCCAGCCGGGACGCCCTGTTTGACGCCTTGTGCGCGCAGATTGGTGCCGTGCTTGCTGCCGACCGGACTTTGCGCGGGCTTTGCGACTGGGTTGAACCCGATGCGCCCGAGCCTGTCGATCTCGCCATAGACGGGGCCGCGTCCCTGAAGGCGGGGATCGTTCCTATCACGCTGCACTATTCGACGGCCGATCCGCTCGGCTGACCCCCTTCACCAAAGGAGAAGACAATGGCACGAGCTCAGGGGGCGCGGGCGCAAATGGCGCTTGCGTTCGAAACCACATATGGCACGCCGCCAGCGAGCGGCTTCACGCGCATGCCGTTCGCCAGCACGACGCTGGGGGCCGAACAACCGCTTCTGACCTCGGAACTGCTGGGCTATGGCCGCGACCCGCTGGCTCCGATTAAGGATGCGGTGACCTCAGATGGCGACGTCGTCATTCCAATCGACGCCGCCTCGATCGGCTTTTGGCTGAAGGCCGCTTTTGGTTCGCCCACGACCAGCGGCACGACCACCAAAACCCACAGCTTTCAGTCCGGGAATTGGAACCTGCCCTCCTTCGCCATCGAAACTGGCATGCCGGAAGTGCCACGCTATGCGATGTATGCCGGCTGCAAGCTCGACAATCTCAGTTGGCAGATGGGGCGCTCGGGGCTGCTGACTGGTACAGCACGCATTATCGCGCAGGGCGAGACCATCGCCACGGCTTCCGCCGCTGGAACGCTGGCTGATCTGACGCTGACCCGGTTTGGACACTTCAACGGGTCGATCAAGCGCAATGGACAGCCCATCGGCAATGTCGTGACAGCGGATATCAGCTACGCCAACAACCTCGACCGGGTGGAGACCATCCGTGCGGACGGCAAGATAGAGGGGGCCGACCCGTCGATTGCAGCCCTGACTGGCAATATCGTCGTTCGCTTTGCCGACCAGACACTGGTCACCCAAGCCATCAACGGCGAGGCTTGCACGCTGGAGTTCGAATATGCCGTCACAGGCGGCGCCGGGCTGAAGCTCACGGCTCACGCCGTCTACCTGCCCCGCCCGCGAGTGGAAATCCCGGGGCCACAGGGCATTCAGGCCACTTTCGACTGGCAGGCGGCGCTTGCGGCCGATCCGGGTCGCATGTGCACGGTGGTCCTCACCAACACAATCGTGGGATACTGAGCATGATGTGCCTGGTCATCGCAGCCTGCGCTCTGTGAGGGGGTTGCTCAGGCGCAGCACGCTCTTTCCGTCGACCGTGATTTCGGTCGCGTCGCTCCTGCCATTCGCAAGAAGTGCCTGACGGGTCAGCTCCGCCATGGACCTGGTCACTTCAAACAAGCGCGCCTCGGATCGCTCCGCTCGCGCAACGGCTTGATCAAGCTGCTTTTGCAGGTGGTCGACCTGGTTGCGCAGGTGATCGCGCTCTTGGCGCACGATCTCAAGCGCGACAGAAACTTCCAGCAGGCCGTTTTCCCGCGAGGCCGCAGCACTCATGCGTCGTCTCCATCACTTGCATCACCCGGGCCCGAATAGCGCAACGGGCAGACCGAGCAAACCATGTCCTGCTTCAGACCCGGCGGAGCAAGACTCTCATCAGGATAGGATCGGACTCACATGCTTCGACTAAAATTGTCTACTGTGCCCGAGTGGATCGACCTCGGGAATGGCGTGCGCCTCTGTGTGCTTCCCTTGACCACCGCGATCATGATGGCCGCGCGCAAGGACGCGCAGGGACAGATTGAGTTGCCTGACGGGGCTGACCCCGACCTGGCGAACATTGACACTGACAGCGTTGGCCTGGCCATGGCCAAGGCTGTGGCGCGAATTGTACTCACCGATTGGGAGGGCGTGGGCGACGCGGATGGCAATGCCGTGCCTGTTTCGCCCGAGGCGATCGACGCGCTTCTCGACATCTGGCCGATCTTCGAGGCGTTCCAGACGGTCTATGTCGCGAAAGGCTTGCTGCTGGACGCGGAAAAAAACGCCTCATCGCCCTTGCCGAGTGGGCGTTCGGCGGGGGCGATGGTTACTGCGCGGCCTGCGGATCCGTCTGTCCTGACTGCCCTGCAAGGATAAACGCACCGCAAACATTCGAAGGCTGGCTGGTTTGGGATCTTGTCAGCCGCCTTGGTGGTCAGCTGCGCGTGGTCCCTGGCGCGGTGGTCGGCTGGGACATCGGGGCGGCGCTGCAGCTGGGTGCGGCACTTGGTGTCCCGGCCCTCGCAATCGCTGAACTCTTGCCCGCCATCGAGGCGGTGATGGTGCGCAAGATCAATGAACACATCTCGGCCGGAAACGGCCAGCTCGCCTGATCTCGTCTCCGTTTGGGGCGAGGGATTGCCCTCCGAGGACCTGCTCCCATGACTGAGAAACGCATCTCTGTCCGGCTGGCTGCGGTCGGCGGCCGGCAAGTGCGCGCCGAGCTTGAAGGTGTGGGCGCTGCGGGGGCGAAGGGCTTTGGCCGCCTTTCTGCTGAAATGGAGCGGGCGAACGCGCGGCTTGCGGCCTTTGCCAGCAAGGCCGGGATTGCACTTGGGGCTGCGGCTGCGGCGGCCACGACCTCGCTCGGCTTGATCGTGCGGTCGACGGCCGAGAGCGCGGCGCAGATCACGCAGTTTGCCCAGATCGCCAATGCAGCGCCGGAGGTGTTCCAGCGCTGGACGGCGGCGTCGGGCACGGACGGCATCGAGCAGGAGAAGCTCGCCGATATCCTGAAGGACGTGAACGACCGCGTGGGGGATTTCCTGCAAACGGGCGGCGGCCCGATGGCGGATTTTTTTGAGAACATTGCGCCGAAGGTGGGGGTGACGGCAGAGCAGTTTGCGCGGCTGTCGGGGCCCGAAGCGCTGCAGCTTTATGTCTCGAGCCTCGAGAAGGCGGGGGTCAACAGCCAGGAGATGACGTTTTATCTCGAGGCGATGGCCTCGGATGCGACGCGGCTCATCCCGCTCTTGCGGGATGGTGGCGCTGAGATGACGCGGCTCGGGGAGCGGGCGGCGGGGCTTGGGGTTGTGCTGGACCAGCAGGCGCTGACGGCGCTGCGGCGCGCGCAGATGGCGCTGGTGGGCGTTGGTCAGGTTTTTGAGGGCATGCGCAACCAGATCGGGGCGGCGTTGGCACCTGCGGTGACAGCCCTCGCCGAGGGCTTTGTCCAGTTGGCGGAAACCGGGGGCCTGATCAACCGGGCGTTCTCGGCCGTACTCGAGAACCTTGGTCGGCTGACCACCTATGCGGCGACCTTCGCCACCCTTATGGCGGGGCGCTGGGGGGCGGGGCTGGCGGTGGCGGCGCTGTCAGTGAAGGGCCTCGCCACTGCGCTTGTGGTGTTGCGCGGCGCCTTGATCCGTACCGGGATCGGCGCGCTGATCGTGGGCGCGGGCGAGCTTGTTTACCAGTTCACCCAACTGGTCGCCAAAGTCGGCGGGGTTGGTGCTGCCTTCGGTCTC